GCGGCACTGCGCGAGCTTGAAGCGCTGGGGATTATTCGCATTCCGGTTCGTGGTCGTGGCGGGAATGCCGAGCATCGGCACCCGAACTGCTTCCTGCTGAACTACCTGTGCGGCGCTATCGACAGCCGGGACGAAATAACCAACGCCTGGAAAAAGATCGAAACCCTAGAGCAGGCTGAGGAAATCGCGCGTACTGCCCGCGCCGCCAGAGATCCGAATAAGGTCGCGTATGGCCATCGAAATGCGCTCAAAAAAAACATTTCCCGGCGCCGGAAATCGGGTCTGAAACCAGGCCCGGAATCTGGGTCTGAAAACACAAAATTCCCAGGCCCGGAATCCGGGTCTACAGGTCCAGGCCCGGAATCCGGGTCTACTATCGATATATCGGGTGGGGGCGGGGCAGGAGGCGGTAGGTTTCCAATAAGGAGGAGGCCGCCTGTGCGGCTGAGGAGGTAACATGACGACCGACAAGTAGCGGTGAGTGAGCACCATGGGTACTGACACGAAAATCGAGTGGACGGATCACACTTTCAATCCGTGGATCGGTTGCCAGAAGGTGTCGCCAGGCTGCGATCATTGCTACGCCGAGGCGATGATGGATCACCGCTATCATCGCGTGCAGTGGGGACCACATAGTGAACGCCAGCGCACGACACCCGATTACTGGCGTCAACCACTGCGCTGGAACGCGGCTGCCGATCATTTCGAGCGCGAGTGCGGGCACCGACAACGCGTGTTCTGCGCGTCGCTCGCGGACGTGTTCGACAATGCGGTCTCATCAGAGTGGCGGCATGATCTCTGGAATCGAATCAAGCAGACGCCGCGGCTCGGTTGGATGATATTGAGCAAAAGGCCGCAGAACATTCAGCGCATGCTGCCGACCGACTGGGGTGATGGCTGGCGCCATGTGTGGCTCGGGGTCACTTGTGAGAATCAAGAAGAATATGATCGGCGCTGGCCGCTGCTGGCGCGCATTCCGGCAATTGTCCGCTTCATCAGCTACGAGCCCGCGCTCACATCGCTGCAACTGGATGCATGGCAAGGCGTGCTGCCCGACTGGGTCATTTGCGGGGGTGAGAGTGGTAGTACCGGCGCCCGGATGATGGATCCCGCCTGGGCGCGGCTAATGCGCAATCAATGTGCTGATGCCGGTATCAGTTTTTTCATGAAACAGATGACGGGCAAGAAGCCTATTCCCACCGATCTGATGGTGCGGCAATACCCGAGGACGCCATGAACGACAACGATCTAGCACAAATTGCCGACGAGCTGGTCGAGTGCCGCGGCGACCCGGTGCGCTTCGTTGAGACCATGTTTGATTGGAACGGCCCGGAATTGCGGGGCGCCGCGCCGGAGCGATGGCAAACTGAAGTCCTTGAAGCGATTCGCGATGGCCTGCCACTGGGGAAAGCTGTGCGGCTGGCAATCGCCAGCGGCCACGGCATCGGCAAGACCTGCCTAGTGAGCTGGATCATTCTCTGGGCGATCGCCACCTGCCGGGACACGCGAGGAGTCGTGACGCCTCTAACGAGAGCCAGCTTTACACGCGTGTTCGTGCCGAGCTCCGCAAATGGTTTCGTCTGTTTCGCGGGCGGGCATTCTTTGAACTCACCGCGACCGCGCTGCTCTCGGCCGATCGTGCGCATGAGCAGACGTGGCGTATCGATTTGCTGCCGTGGAACGAACACCGGCCGGAATCCTTTGCCGGTCTGCACAACCAGGGCAAGCGCATTCTGGTCTGCATGGATGAGGCATCGGTCATCCCGCCGATCATCTTTGCCACGGTCGAGCCAATCATGACCGATCTCAACAGCGAGATCGTCTGGCTGTGCACGGGAAACCCGTTGCACAACACTGGCCCGTTTCGCGAATGCTTCGGCCGCTTCGCACATCGCTGGAAACGCTGGCACATCGATGCGCGTGATGTCGGCATCAGTGACAAACAACAAATCGCCGAATGGGCGGAGGATCACAGCGAGGATTCCTATTTTTTCATGACCCGCGTGCGCGGGCAATTTTCCGACTGCCGGCGCGCTGCAATTCATCCCCGTCGACCTGGTCGAAGCCGCGATGATGCGGGAGGTCATGCCGCTGCCGAATGACCCGTTGATCCTTGGCGTCGACGTCGCAAGACACGGCGACGATAGCTCCGTAATCTACGCCCGCCGCGGCATGGATGCGCGCAGCATCCTGCCGATCGAGGTGCGCGGCGCCAGTACCGACAGGCTTGAGGATCTGATCCTAAGGTTTTGCTTGGAAAACCATGTCGATGTGATTTTCGTTGATGGCACCGGAGTTGGTGGCGGCGTCGTCGATCATCTGGCGAACCGGCACAATCTCCCAGTGGAGGACATCCAGTTTGGCGGCAAGGCCATCAACGCGACCAATCAGATCAAGTACGCACAAATGCGCAGCATGATGTGGGGGAATCTGCGGGATAGTCTCAAGTATCTAGCAATTCCATCGAGCGCCGAGTTGCGTGATCAACTGATCGGCCCGGAGTACGATTTCAACATCCGCGGCGAGCTCCAGCTCGAGAAAAAATCGGACATGAAGAAGCGCGGACTCGCGAGTCCGGATATTGCCGATGCGTTGGCGCTCACCTTCGCCCGGCCGGTGTTCCCGCGCCAGTTCGATGATTGGATGGGCTCCGGCCAGGTGCTCACGGACTATGACCCGATCGCCGCGTTCGAGAAGGAAAATTCCGCACAGCCGCGAAGCCCGCCACGCTACTACGCCCCGGGTTGGGCCCGGCTGCGCGAGGATGACGGCGCCGCATGAAAGGGCCTGCACATGGCCAGCGAACTGGAAACATTCCCCTGGACCGAAATCCTCGACGCCCCGGCGCGCAGCGAACTCATCGAGGAAATCATCTTCACCGCCGGCGTCACTACGCTCGTCGCCCGCTCCGGCGGCGGCAAAACCACCTTGGCGCACGCTGTCGGCATGACAGTAGGCAGCGGCGGCCTGTTCGGTGGCAAGCAGATCCAACAACGGGAAGCAAACTGGATCGCCGGCGAAGGCCAATACGGCATGCAGCCCTGTACAAGGCCTGGCTGCAGGAACATCCCGGCTGCCCAACACCGCCCGGCTGGTGGACAAAGGAGCCGATAAACTTCCACAGCGCGACCGAGACCGACAAGCTCATCCGGCGCCTGGAGAACAAGCCGCCAGTGCTGATCGTGGCCGACGCGCTGGGCCAGATGCTCGGCGGCAACGACGAGGACAAGGCCCAACACATCAACGCCGTCTACGCCAACGTCTGGCGGGTCGTGAACTACAACGGCGCCGCCTTCATGATGCTCCACCACAGCGGCTGGGACGAAAAACGCGAGCGCGGCTCGAGCGCCATCCGAGCCAACTCCGACATCGTGATCCAGATTGTCAGGTTCGAGCCCGAAGCCGGCAGAATCATCCTCCGCCACCTCAAGCGCCGCGACGGCGTCCCGCTGCAACAGTTCGGCTACCAGCTCAAGCTCGTCCCCGTTCCCGGCTGCCGCCAGCCAGTCCCCATCTGCACCGGCGAAAAACTCGACCCAGCGCAGACGCTCCTAAGCCAATCAATGGAAAGCTTCACCCAGAACAAACGGCACGCCCAGAAACTCGTCGCATTGATGGCCAAGGAGTTCCAACCCCAAGGCGCTACCTTCAGGCAGCTCGAGCGAAAAGCCGGCATGGGCAATAGCACCTACAAGCGGGCGTTCAATACCGCCACGGCAATGAAATGGTTCGTCGGTGGCGGTGCCAGAGGCCTTCCTTACAATCTCAATCCTAACGGAAACTGGAAAGTTGGGATCGGGTCCAAAGGTCCACCCCATAGGGGTGTGGACCCGACTTGGACCCTATCATCCGGTCCACCTCAGGTTCAGGGTGGACCCGACTTGGACCTGACCCAAAGCGAAAGTTGCAACGACCCAGAAATCAACGAAGGCGATTCTGATAAATTCGATCGCCTGCTGGCTTTGACCAGCCAGGCCATCCGGCACGTCGACGACGGGAAGAAGAAGGGGCCTAAGAGCCCGGGTGCTCGATGAGCTTGGGGCTGACGGTCTTCATCGCCCTGGCCGCGTCCAATCGCTCGCCCAGCACCGCAGGGCCGACCTGAAACTGCACACTGATCTTCGGTCGCTCGTAGCCGATGGCTGCCCCGGCGGCCTTGATGCGGTCAGGGACCGTTGTCTTCGGGTCCATGTACGTCCGCTGCAGGCAGAGCAGGGCATCGGCGTCGCCGTTGACCCACTCGAGCAGCCGCGTCAGCTCCTCGTCCCGGCGCTCGAGCTCAGCGCGGAGCCGGTCGATCTCCTCGGCCTGGTGCGCGATGGTGTACTCGCAGCGATCGAGGAGCTCTTGCGGTTGCAGCATGGTGCATCCTACCACGAGGCCTTTTACGGTTTAATATACCGCTCATCTTCAAACCTACCATATTGATAGACTTGGCCTTTCTCAATTGCGCCATCGCCGCGTCAACGTCCCGTCAACGAGATCTCGCCTGTCTCGGCGCCTGAACCCGTCGCCTGACCTGGCGCGTCCGTCCATCGGTCGCGTGCCGGCGGCAGCCTGCGCCATCGTCATTCGAGCCGCATGATCTCGACCCCGGCCCCCCAAAGTCGGCTCGCGTCGATGCCGATAAGAGGCCTCGACAAATTTTTATGGACTGCCAACTCGTCCTTCTGGCCCCTCGCCCAATTTTTGCAGAATCCCGAACTCGCTCGAACCCCGTCCTTATGGCCCATCCGCCGCATCAGGCCGCAGGCATTGGAGTTACGACCTTCTGCTGCGCGAGCCTCTTGAATGCTTCCGCTATTTCCACCCAGCCGTTGCGCCTGGGAAGATTAGTCCGGGCGGCGTCGGTTATCGCTTTTATCGCCTCATACACTGCTTCAATCGGCTTTTCTTCTAGACCGCAATCGGGGAACGACGTTTCCATTTGCGCCTTTCTGACCCAGGATGGCTTGATCTGCAGGGCGCGGCTTTCGAAGAATTGCACGTAATCGTCGATGGCATCGTGGACGGCGCGACGACGTCGCGTACCCTCCTCGCTCATGAGGGCGTCATCATATGGACCCATGTCATATCTCCGGGTGATTGGACCGAAGTATTGCTTGTGCTTGCGCTGCTGCTCATGTTGTTCGTCTTTGGTTAACCATTCGTTATGGAACTAGCATCGGCCCGCGGCCCCTCGGTGGATTGGGCTACGGGGCAGCCACCGACGCGATCTCCAGGCTTTTCGGGCTTTCACAGAAATTTTTGTCTGAAATTTCGGACGCGCGGGGCGGTCTTTGGTAGAATGCGGTGGTGATGCGCTATGGCGGCCGCTATGCGCATTGGTTGCCACTGGTGGACTGAGGGGTTCTCCTTCGGTCCGCTGGTGGTCGTTGATTTGCGAGGCCGCCGATGACCACCGAAGCCCAACGCGAGCAACAAGAGCGACGCGAGACCCTTGAGAACGATCGGCGTGTCCGCGAGCAACAATCCAGGGGCTCCACTTATCTTGATCATCATCACAGCGAGCTTGGCGGCCGCTTCGGCAGTATCGAGACTGAAACGATCACCGGCCGGCCATCACCGCTCAGCTGCCGCCGTTGCCGGCGTCATCGCCCTGGGCTGGCCCTGACATGGTGCCGCCCGAGCCGCCTTTAGGGTTTTCCGTGAATGAGATGGTCCCAATCGAACCCTCGCCGGTCTCCGCATCTTCTCCCGTCGAGGTGACTGACCCGGCATCTGCTGACGCGCCATTGGTTATTCCTGTGCCCGATGTGCCGCGCGCTGATGCCGGGTCTTCTTTTCAGGAGGAAGGTGATGACCCGCGCGAGTGACATCTGGCCGCACTTGAACAAAGAGGCGTCTGAACCCCGCGGGACACCGCGTCCGCCGAGTTCGTTGGCTGCCTCAATGTATCCAAGTCTCGCGCCGCCAAAGCCGAAGCCATCTAATCCGCTGCGCGACGCCCTGCTCAGGAACCTTCGCGAAATCAACGGCAGGCACAAACGGAGCTGAGATCGTGCCAGTTCACTGCAGGCGCTAACCCGATGGAGGGGTAATGGGCCAAATTTTCTGGGGCGTCGGCTCGTCAGGATCGGTTGGGGCCGCCAATGGTGGCAAGGTTTTGGCCGCGACTGTTGGCACGGTCGGTGCTCAGGTCGTCGCCGGTAATTCAGCCCGACAGAGCATCACTTTTCACAACCCGGGCACCACGAATGTTTTTGTGTTTCCGCTGCTGAATGCGACGGGCGGCGCGAACTCTCCGAGTAGTGGTAATCCTGCCGGGTCGTTTCAAGTTTTACCTGGTGGCCTAATCATAATCGCGGGCGAGTGTCAGGGTGCCTGGGGTGCTTTTGGCGCGAGTGCCACCAACTACCTGACGATCATGGAGTCGAATCTGTAGTCAATCAAAGGAGAAGTGAAAATGGCAAATCACAGTAGTCACCGCCCAGGCGGCGGTTTTTGCCTCCAAACAAGTGGTGCAGAAGCCGGTTCGCACTGGTCAACGAGCAGAGCAAGTGCACCAAGGCGGCGCCGGCCAGCTTGGCATCATGCAGGGCTCACATACGACCAACCAACGCACCGAGTCGTCGTATCGCGGCGACCCCTTACGCGGAGGCCTGCGGCCGGCTGGTGGGCCGGGCGGCGTCCCGCTCGGCAACGAGGTGAGCGCCAAGACAGTGTGTGGTCCTGGCGGCAGCCGCAATGTCATGCGTACCGGCAGTCAAGGGCAGCACGGGCAATCAGCGGCCGGCAATCCGCCTCCTGATCGCGGAGACATCATCTCCTCTTATGGTCCCGACTACAAAGCGCCCGGAAGGAGCTAAGTCATGGTTGAAGTGAAACACTCTGGCAAGTCAATGGAGCAGCGTGTCGCCGTCACCACGATCCACCATAGCGGCAGCGCCAAACAGCATGGCTCCGGTCATCCCGGCGAAGGTGACCTCGATGGCAACAAGCGCGGGACCGTGTGATGACCAACGACGAGAAGATCGCCGATCTTCAGCGCGAGATCGACGTGCTCAAGCGCGCGCTGCCGGTGACTGAGGATCAGCGCGCCGAAATGGATCGACGCGCCAAGGAGTGGCAAAACGAAATGCACCAGATGCGCGAGGCGCGAATGGCGCACGCCGCGCCGTTTACCCGCGAAGACTACGCCGCCTTTGAGGCGGCGACCCCGCGGTCCGTTTGCCAGGACATCGCCGCGCGTGGGGGAGTGAAGGCGCCCTCGGCAGACGGCACCACCGGCACGATCTCGGCGATGCACAGATCGCCGGGTGTCTATCCGAATACCAGCGGGTGGCGATCTGAGGCCTCGTTTGGGCCGCAGCCTGGCATCGCCCACGTTGATCGGCTCGTTGACGCGCAGGATGCCAAGGACCGTGCCGAGCTGATCGCGCAGGAAGCTCGCACCGCGGCGGTGCGCAAGGCGTTATCGGAAGCGAAGTGATGCGCGGGTCGGCAACCTTGAACGGTAATGAGACATTTCCCGGGAAGCGGACCGCAGGTTGCCTTTCTGAAAGCCGAGCCCCGCGCTGCCCGACCGGAATAACTCCGCCCCGGAACTGTTCGACGGCTTGGCGTATCCTACCGCTTTTGCAGCAGCTCCGGTAGCTTCGCGATGTTGGCCGCGATCCGCCGCTCCTCGTCGGGGCTGGAATAGCCTGGTTCCACACCTTTCATGCCAGAAAACCGGGTTGCTCGGTCGCTAAAGAACATGCCATTATTTTAGTAGGTGCTTTTGGGCCTTGGGGGGCGCGACTTTGGCTGTTGTTGATGTCCGAACGGCAGTTGCTGCTGTTCCGGTCGCGCAGAACACCAAGGGCGCGATTACTCAGAAAAATTTTTCCATTCAATGCTTACGCGGCATAGCCGCTCTTTTTGTCGTACTTTACCACGCATCATTTTATTCCGGGCAATATTTTGGAGGCTTCGGCTGGCAGATCAATCTATTTGGTGGCTTTGCGTCTATTGGCGTCGCTATATTTTTTGCTATCTCCGGCTTGCTTATGGCAGATCTCATTCAGCGATTTGATCCATGGCAATTTCTGGCACATCGCATCGTCCGAATTTATCCGACGTATTTATTGGCTGTTGCAGCGTGGCTGTCGATCGATGCGTTCCTGGGCATCCATTCGATTGGATTTCATCTGCTCTCCCTTATGTTGATCCCTGCTGGTCAGCGCGATTACTACTTGGGCGTTGAGTGGACACTTGTTTTCGAGTGCGCATATTATCTCGGCCTCTTTTTT